AGCACAAAGCCCGCGGATTTCTTCTAGGTGAAGGGGGCCGTAGGGAGTTGCTTGGTCGGCGAATCGATCAGGAAAGAACCGGCAGAAATCTTCCGGCTTCGCACCCATCCGTCATGAGTGCCGGCGGCCGCGCCGATGCGGCGGGAGGGCGGCGGTGATCGTCAACAAACGCCAGCTGGCCGAGGTGTTCGAGGTGTCGGATCAGGCGATCACCGAGTGGGACCGCAACGGGATGCCGGTCCTGGCGCGCGGCGAACGCGGCCTGGAGAACCAGTACAACACCGCGGCGGTGATCGAGTGGAGATTGCAGCGCGCGCTGGCCGGCAGGCAGAGCAAAACGCTGGATGACCAGATCAAGTCCGAGGAACTGAAGCAACTGCAATTCAAGAACGCGCAGGCCGCCGGCGCGGTGATTGCCGTGGAGAATGTGGGCCCGGTGTGGGAGGCGGCGATTTTGGCCGCGCGAACCAATTTGCTAACGCTAGGACCCCGGTTGAAAGCCGAGATCCAGGCGCGCCACGGCGTGGAGATCGACGCCGAGGTCGTCAATGAATTCATCCGCGCCGCGCTCGTGCGGTTGTCGGAACAACCGCCGGTGTACGAGGACGACGAGGCCGCCGCGCCCGAGGGCGAGAATGAAACCGCGCCGTCCGATGACGTTGGGCCACAAGACGGCGCGGCGCTCGAGGAGAGCGCGACACCGGAGGGGATTCCGTGAGCGCCGTACCGCGGCCGGCCGATCCCGCCCCGCCGCCGACGTGGCTGCAATCGCCGGCGCTGGCGTTTTCCCTGCTGGCGCGTGCGTGGACACGGTGGGCGCCACCGGCGCGGACATCGGCACGGGAGTGGGCCGACGCGCACCTGTACCTGCCGCCGGACATCGGCACGGCCAAGCCGGGCAAGTACCGGTCGGACGTGACGCCGTGGCTGCACGCGATCCAGGATGCGATCGACGACCCGGCGGTGCGTGAGATCGTGGTGATGAAATCCGCGCAGATCGGCTACACGATCGGGTGCGTTCTGGTGTACATCGCCAAGCGCATCGACACCGATCCGTGCCCGACCGTGATCATGTTCCCGACCACCGACGCGGCGCGCGAGTTCGCGCAGGAAAAGTTCGACGAGGTCGTGGCGGTCACGCCGCGGTTGACGGACAAGATCGACCTGCGCACGCGCCAGAAGGGCAACCGCACGACGTTCAAGAAATTCGTCGGCGGGTTCCTCAAGCTGGTCGGCTCCAACTCGCCGCGCTCGGTGAAGTCGTCCTCGGCGCCGCTGCTGTTCATCGAGGAGCCGGACGACGCGAGCTCGGACGTCAAGGGCCAGGGCGATTCGATCACGCTGCTCAAGGACCGCGCGAAAAGTTTCGATGATTTCAAAATCGTCTACGGCGGCACGCCGACGATCCACGACCTGTCGAAGATACAGGCCGCGTACCGCGCCAGCGACCAGCGCAAGCCGTTCGTGCCGTGCCACCGGTGCGGCGCGGAGCACGTGCTCGATTGGGACAACGTGGTGTGGGACGAGAACGCGCCGTTGGCGCACGAGGTGTTCGGCCACGCGCAGCCGGACACGGCGCGTTACGTGTGCCCGCATTGCCAGGCGCCGTGGGACAATTACGAGAAGAACCGAAACTCGCTGCGCGGCGCGCGTGAAAATCGCTGGCGCGCGACGGCGCCCTACCATGGCGTCGCCGGCTTCGGGTACATCAGCGAGCTGTATATGGCGTGGCCGAACTCGACGCTGGCGGCGCTGACGATGCGGTTCCTGAAGGCGAAGAAAAAGGCCGACGAGGGAGACGATACCGACCTCATCGTGTTTTACACCGGCACGCTCGGGGTGCCGTACCAGTACGGCGGCAAGGACGTGGACCTGAAGGACCTCACCGAGCGCGCGCTGGCGTATCCGGAAAAGACCGTCCCGGCCGGCGGGCTGATGCTGGTCACCGGCATCGACGTGCAGCACAACCGGTTCGCGATCACGCTGCGCGCCTTCGGCCGCGGCGAGGAGTCGTGGCTGGTGTACTGGGGCGAAATCTTCGCCGCCGAATCGGTGACCGACATCCAGGATCCGGTGTGGCAGGAACTGGAGCAGGTCGTGTTCGCCGGTTACCCGCATGCCAGCGGGCGCCTGCTGGCGGCGCGCGCGGTGTCGATCGACAGTTCCGACGGCGGCACCTCCGACCAGGTGTACACCTGGGTGCGCGCGATGAAGCGCCGGCATCCGACGGTGCAGATCATGGCGGTCAAGGGCGACAGCGACACGCTCGACAAGGAAATTTTTTCGCTGCCGCGCCAGAGCGCGGACCCGCGCTCGCCGACGAAGGCGCAGCGCCGCGGCCTGCGCGTGTACCCGGTCGGCACCGCCAAGGCCAAGGACCTGCTGTTCGGCAGCCAGGGGCAGAGCGGGCGCGTGTACCTGACCGGCGACGGGCCCGGCCGGTTCCACGTCTACCGGGACGTGCGCGCCGATTATTGGCCGCAGCTCACGAGCGAGGTCAAGGCGCCGTCGCGCCGGCTGCGCGGCAAGCTGACGTGGCAGCTGCGCTCGGGGCAGCGCAACGAGGCCTGCGACGGCGAGGTGTACGCGCTGCACGCCGCGCGCTCGCAAAAGACGCACATCCTCACGCCCGAGCAGTGGGACGAGGTCGAGCGTCGCCTGCGCCAGGCGGACCTGTTCCATCCGGACCCGCCTCCCGCCGCGCCATCCGCGGCCCCCGTCGCCGGCGCCCCCCCCACCGCGGAACTCCCGGCCCCGCCCGCGCTGCCGTGGGTGCCGTCCGACGACCCGTTCCTGTGACCCATGGAGTCCGACGCGCCGCTGCTGGAATGGCTGCACGACGCGGTGCGCGAAATGTTGCGCGCGCACGGCGCGACCGAAGCCGCCGCCGCGGCCGCGGCGGCGGACCTGGGCGCGCGGCTGCAACGGCGCTTCGGCCCGGGCCGGTACTACGTGCCCGCCGCCGACCTGGCGCTGCGCAACGGCGCGTTGCTGCAGGACTATCTCGTCGGCCAGTTGCGCGTGCGCGCGTTGGCCGACAAATACGGTCTGAGCCCGAGCTGGGTGCGGACAATTCTGGCGCAGGCCGGCGTATCCCGGCCCGATACCGCCCCGCCTGCGGCGCCGTCCGCGCCCTCGTTGATCCCATCCGACGACCCGTTCTTGTAATGTGATTGTTTTATGCCTAGTTTAAATCACGCGCCTGTTCCAGATTGCGCGGCATGGACGTCTCCCTGCTGGCCACGCTGTCCCGCGCGGTGTTGCAACAATACCTCGACGAGGCGCTCGCCGCGCGCCACCAGCTCGCCCTCGGGCGGCGCGAGGTCGAGGTGGGGCACGCCGACAAGCGCGCCAAGTTCACCGAGGCCACCGCCCCGGCGCTGGACGCCTACCTCGCGGCGCTGCGCCAGGCGATCCGGCTGAAGGACGACCCCACCCGCCCGGCGCACGCGCCGATCTACCTGGACTACGCCGGCCGATGACCGCGCGCCGCAAAACCTCCCGTCTGCCTCGCGCCCGCGCCGCCGCGCCGACCGCGGCCATGGCCACGTCGGCGTCGACGGCGCACGTCGCCGCCGACGTCACCGACAAGGCGCTGGCCTCGTGGACGCCGCCCGCCGGCTCGGCCGACGCCGACCTGCTGAACGAACTCGGCACCATCGTCCCGCGCTCGCGCGACCTGGCGCGCAACAACGGCATTGCCGCGAGCGGCCAGCAGACCCTCAAGGACAACATCGTCGGGCACCAGCTCAAGCTGAGCAGCAAGCCGCATTACCGGCTGCTCGGGAAAGACACCGCGTGGGCCGAGGACTGGGGCAACCGGACCGAGGCGGAGTTCGAGACCTGGGCCAACGTGCCCGAGTGCGACGCGGCGCGCAGCATGACGCTGCTCGGGCTGACGATCCAGGGCCTCGGCGGCGCGCTGCTGAACGGCGAGGCGCTGTGCCTGCCGCGCTGGATCGAGCGCCCCGGCGAGCGCTGGGGCACCAAGCTGCAGCTGATCGAGGCCGACCGGCTGGCCACGCCGCCCGGCATGGACGCCCGGCGCGATTTGCGCGGGGGCATCGAGATCGACGGCTACGGCGCGCCGCGGGCCTACTGGATCCAGAAGTCGCACCCGGGCGAGTGGCTGCGCTACGGGGCGCATTACCTGCCGCTGGACTTCGAGCGCGTCGAGGCGTTCCTGCCGAACGGCCTGCCGCGCGTGATCCACCTGCACGACAAGGAGCGCACCGGCCAGAGCCGCGGCAAGCCGATCGTGACCGCGGTGATGCGCGAATTCCGCATGGCCGGGCACTACCAGACCATCGAGTTGCAGCGCGCGATCGCCAACAGCCTGATCGCGGCGTTCCTGGAATCGAACCTCGATCCGGAAAGTTCGGCGCAGTTGTTCGGCAACGACCCCAAGGCCGCGTGGGACACCGCGCTCGGCGGCTTCAAAGGGCAGCTGAAGGGCGCGGCGGTGATCCCGCTGCCGGCCGGCGCGCATCTGACGTCGTTCACGCCGTCGAGCCCCAACGCCGCGTTCGGCGCGTTCATGGAGGCGGCGCTGCGCCACATCGCCGCCGGCCTGAACCTGCCGTACGAGCTGCTGCTCAAGGATTTCTCCAAGATGAATTATTCCAGCGCGCGCGCCGCGCTGCTCGAGGCCTGGCGGTTTTTCCTCGGGCGCCGGCGCTGGCTGCGGGACTACTGGCTCAACCCGATCTACCAGTTGTGGCTCGAGGAGGCGGCGTGGCGCGGGCGCATCGGCGTCACGCACGCGGACTACCTCGCCAACCGCTATGCCTACGCGCGCTGCCGCTGGGTGTTCGCCGGGCGCGGCTGGGTCGACCCGGTCAAGGAAGCGACCGCCGCCAAGATCCGCAAGGACGAATATTTTTCCACGCTCGAGGACGAATGCGCCGAGCAGGGGCTGGACTGGGAGGACGTGCTGGAGCAGCGCGCGCGCGAACTTGCGCGCATGCGCGAACTGGGGCTGCCGGCGACGCCGGCGGCCACGATGGCGGTGACGGTGGGCGCCGACCGGCCGGAACCGCCCGACGATCTCGAACGCAACGACCCCGAACGCGAGGAGCAGGCGAATGCCGCGTAACTTCGATTCGTTTGTCAAACGTCTCTTCGAGGCATGGTTCGCCGAGGCCGTCCGGTGCGGGCACCTCCCCTCGGATAAAAATCCGTCGGATGCCGGTTTTGTTTTGGGATTTATATACATGACTACCCAGGGTGAAATATGAAATGCCAATGTGGAGCGTTACTTCGTGACAGTCCACCACAGATGTGGATGGGCAACACTCCGCTAGGACAGCCTGTAATTCGAATGCAGTGCATCAATGGTCATTACAACGATGTCCAACTTGAAACAATGAAACCGTACATCGCAGAGAGATCAGATACTTTCCCGCCGAAACGCGGTGAATATTTTAAAAGTCCTGACACTGTCTTATTTTGTTGCCCGGTGTGTAAGTGCCAATTCGGGCTCGGTGGTGAAATTCATAAAATTGCCCCTGACGGCAAAGTTTCACCAAGTGTTGTTTGCCCTAGTGGATGCGGATTTCATTCGCATGTGACTTTAAGGTAGTCATGTATATAAATCCCTTTGTTTTTGTCCCCGGTCCTGCCTGGATCGATCCGGTGAAGGAGGCGCCCGTCCATGCCGCCTAACTATCCGCATATCGCGGCGCGAATCTTCAACACGCCGCTCATGATCCACCCCGGCAAGCTCGACGCCATCATCGCTGGCCTCGGCGGGCGGTTCGGCCTGCCGGTAATGCCCGCGCCGCGGATGTACGACTCGCTGCCGGGCGAGCGGCGCAAGCCCGGCTACCGGGTGCACGGCAACGTCGCGGTGCTCGACATCTTCGGCATCCTGACGCACCGCGGCGCGATGGACATGGCCGACTCGGCGTACCTGCTGGGTTACCAGGACGTGGCGCGCATGCTCGACGTGGCGACGCGCGATCGCGAGGTGGACGCCATCGTGCTGGCGATCGACAGCCCGGGCGGCGAGGTGGACGGCGCGTTCCAGCTCGCCGAGCAGATCCGCCGGGCGGCCACGGTCAAGCCGGTGCGGGCGGTGGTTGACGGCGCCGGCGCCTCCGCCGCCTATCTGCTAGCCGCCGCCGCGCGCGACATCACCGCCACCCAGACGGCGCAGGTCGGTTCCGTCGGCGTGGTCATGCGGCACGTGGATTTTTCCCAGGCGCTGGCCCAGGACGGCGTGTCGGTCACGCTGATTTACGCCGGCGCGCACAAGGCCGACGGCAATCCGTTCGAGGCGCTGCCGGCGGCGGTGCGGATGGAATTCCAGGCCCGGGTGAACGCCGTCTACGAGCAATTTGTCGCGGCCGTCGCGGGCTATCGGAACCTCGACGCCGCGAAGGTGCGCGCCACCGAGGCGCGAACCTATCTGGCGGCCGAGGCCCTGGAACTCGGTTTCATCAATCAAATCGGCACCGTGGACCAGGTCGTCGCGAGCCTCATCGCGGCCACCGGCGGTCGCAGCCGCGTGGCCCTGCAAACACAAACCAAGGAGATCGCAATGAGTGACAAGCAACCCGACAGATATTTCACGCAAGAGGAAGTGGACCGCGCCCGCGCCGAAGGCAGCGCGCAAGCCGGAGCGGACGTCAAGGCGCAGGTGGAGGCGGCGCGCGCCGAAGGCCGGAAGGAAGGCGCCACCGCGGAACGCGCGCGCGTCACCGGCATCCTGGCGCATGCCGAAGCCAAGGAGCGCCGGCTGCAGGCGATCAAGATCGCCACGACCACCGAGCTGTCCCCGGAACAGGCCGGCGCGCTGATGGCCGGCACGCCGACGGAAACGGCGCCCGCCCCCGGTCCGGGCCTGGCGCTGGTGAAAGGCCCGCAACTCGATCCCGACGGCGCCCACGACGACGGTGCGGGCGAGGAATACGCCGCCGCGCAACACGCGGTCGCGCGGCTCACCGGCCGCGCGCCGACGTCGCACTAACGCGGCGAACTTCAACCGTTTTTCTCATAGGAGGCTCACGCCATGCAACCCAGTTTCGCCAGTTCCACCCTCACGCCCGACCGCCTGGTCGGGGCCAACGCGCACCTGCTGGTGGCGCGCTCGATCACGCTGATCACCGGCCAGAACCTGACGCGCGGCGCGGTGCTCGGCAAGATCACCGCGGGCGGGAAATACAACCTGAGCCTGTCCGCCGCGGTCGACGGCTCGGAAACGCCGGACCTCATCTTGGCCGAGGACACCGACGCGACCGCCGCCGACGTGGTGACGCTCGCGTACTCGCGCGGGGATTTCAACCAGACGGCGCTGACGCTCGGCACCGCGCACACGGTAGCCTCGATCCTCGAGGGCCTGCGCGCCAAGGGCATCGTGCTGTTGCCGGCGCAGCCGGCGTAAGCGTTCCGGGGTCCGGTTTCCCTTAACTTTTTTTTGCAACTGGAGGACGACGATGGACGTATTTTCGACCAACTTTCTGTTAGGCGTGCTCGACAGCCTGCTGACGCCGTCGCAATGGCTGCTGCAGCGCTTCTTCCCCGCGGTCGTCACCGACCCGAGCGAGGAAATCCACTTCGACGTGATCGACAAGACGCGGCGCCTGGCGCCGTTCGTGTCGCCGGTGGTGGCCGGCAAGATCGTGAACGTGCAAGGTCACACCACCAAAACCTTCAAGCCGGCGTACGTGAAGCCGAAGGGCGCGTGGAACCCGAACGCGCCGTTGAAGCGTGTCCCCGGCGAGCAACTGGGCGGGCGCATCTCGCCGCTCGAGCGCTTGCAGTTGCTGGTGGCGCGCACGGTCATCGATCAGAGCGACATGATCGACCGGCGCATGGAGGTGATGGCCTCCGAGGCGCTGCGCACCGGCAAGGTCACGGTCAGCGGCGACAGTTACCAGACCGTGGTGGTTGATTTCGGTCGCGCCGCCGGCCACACCGTCACGCTCACCGCCGGCAACCGTTGGGGCCAGGCCGGCATCAAGCCGCTCGACGATCTGGAGACGTGGGCCATGCTGGTGTTCAAGGCCAGCGGCGCGCGCCCGATCGACGTGGTGTTCGACACCGACGCGTGGAAGCTGTTCAGCGCCGACGCCGACGTGCGCGCGCTGCTCGACTTGCGGCGGATCGGCAACAACCAGTTGAACTTCGGCGGGCCGCTCACCATCGGCGCCACGTTCCAGGGCGTGATCAGCGGGTTCAATTGCTGGGTGTACGCCGACTGGTATATCGATCCGGCCGACGAGACCGAGAAGCCGGTGCTGCCGGCGAACAGCGTGCTGCTGGGCAGCTCGCTGATCGAGGGCGTGCGGGCGTACGGGGCGATCCAGGACGAGGCCGCCGGGTTCCAGGCGGTGCCGAAGTTCCCGAAGTCGTGGGTCGAGCAGGACCCGGCGGTGCGCTTCATCATGACGCAATCGGCCCCGCTGGTGGTGCCGACGCGCGTCAACGCGAGCTTCGCCGCCACCGTCAACTGAGGGCGCGGCGGTGAAGGTCATCACCCGCACCACGTTCGATATCGGGGGCCCGGGCGCGCCGCGGTACGTCGCCCCGGGCACCACGGTCGAGCTCGACGACGCCGAGGCGCGGCGGGTCCTGAAACTGGGCCACGCCGATCCCGCTCCCGAATCCGATCCCCCGGACGCCGCCGATCCGGCCGCGCCGGAACCGGCGACCGTCAGCGAGGATCCGCCGTCCGCGCCGGAACCGGCCCGCGCCCGGCGGCGCGGCCGGACATGAGGCCGGCGCATGGATTTCTCCCCGCTGCCGGACGGTGTGCTCAATATCTTCGGCGAGAAGATGCAGGTCGAGGTGCGTGGCGTGCGCACCGAACTCACGCTGGCGTTTTCGGCCCCGTTCGTGGGCCTGGGCCTGGGCGGGGTGGCGATCGAGCGGCCGAACCCGCAGGTCGTGGGCCGGGCCGCGGAATGGAATGCCACCGGCGCGCAGCCGGGCGACAGCGTGATCCGCGGGGCGAGCGAGTTCGACGCCGGGCAGCGCTACACGGTGGTCGACGTGCCGCCGCCGGACGACGCCGGATTCGTCACCGTCACCTTGAGGAAATATCCATCATGACCGGGGGCCCGCCATGCTGCGCGTCCAGATAGACCCGCGCGCGATCGCGGAACTCGACAATCTGCTCGCGGCGTTCCCGCGCGAGGGCCGCCTGGCCGCCCAGCGCGCGGTGCGCAAGACCCTGGCGTACGTGCGCACCCACGGGCGCCGGGCGCTGTCGCAGGCGACGGACGTGCCGCTGAAGGCGCTGCGCCTGCGCAAACGCGTGGCGGTGAAAACCGCGTTTACCGGGAACCGGCTCGCCGGCATCGCCTGGTTCGGCACCCTGCCGATCAAGGCCGCCGCGCTCGGCCCGCCGCGGCAGACGAAAACCGGGGCCAAGGTCCGGGGGCACGTGTTCCCGGGGGCGTTCGTGGCCACGATGCCGACCGGCTATCGCGGCGTGTTCCGGCGCTCGGGCGCGGATCGGCTGCCGATCCGCGAGGAAACGGTGCCGCTCGATACCGCCGAGGCCGCGGTGGCGGCGGTGTTCGAGCGCGCCCCCGAGCGGTTGCGCACCACGTTCCTGCAGGAGTTCCGCTGGATCGTGCGCGGCGGGGCGCGCGCCGGGGCGCGCGCATGAGCGAAAACCAGTTCGCCGAGGAGCCGTTGATCCTGGCGCGGCTGCGGGCGCAGATCCCGTTCGCGGACGCGCGGCACGTGGCCTCGGTGGCGGCGGTGATCGGGGTGCTGGACATCGCGCCGCTGACGACGGCGCTGTTTTTGCAACCGGGCGCGGCCGAGGTGGTTTCGTCCTCGGAGGACGGGCGCGCGGCGCTCGAGGACCAGACCTGGATCGTGATTGCGGCGTTCGCGCACGTGCCCGATCCGAAGAACCTGACCACGACCTACGAGATCCCGGGCGCGGTCCTGCGCCGGATCAAGGACGCGCTCATGGGCTGGAAGCCGGCGCTGCCGGGATTCCGGCCGATGAAATACGCCGGGCTCGACGAGGCGCAGATCGCGCCCGGGCACATCGAATTCCCGCTGCGCTTCAGCGTGCGCCGGCCGGCGCTCGGCGCCGGCGGCGGTTAACCGAGTCAACGACAGGAGGGTTTCATCATGTACGTTTCGCTGCAGGGCAAGATGTACGTCGCCACCCGCGACGGCGCCGGCAATCCCGGCGTGTTCCGCTTCGTCGGCAACGTGCCGGAGGGGCGCGTGGCGCTCGCCACCGACACCGAGGAGCACAAGGAATCCACCAGCGGGCAGCGGCTCACCGACCACCGCATGGTGCGCGGCAAGAGCGCGACGCTGTCGTTGAGCCTGGAGGAGTGGCTGCTGGAGAACCTGGCGCTGGCGCTCTACGGCGCGACCTCGGTGCAGGCCGCGGGCAGCGTGGTGACGCCCGGCGAGAGCTTCCCGAACCCGGTCGCGGCCGGGGATTTCGTGCGGCTCGCGTTCCCCAAGGTGTCGAGCGTGGTGATCGAGGACAGCGCCGGCACCCCGGCGATGCTGGTGCTCGATTCCGATTACGCGATCGAGTCGGCCGACCACGGCACGATCAAGATCCTCGACCCGACCGGGTTCACGCAGCCGTTGCGCGCCGACTCCTACAGCTTCGCGCAACACACGCGCATCGGCATGTTCACGCAACCGGCGCCGGAGCGCTGGCTGCGCTTCGAGGGCGTGAACACCGAGGACGCCGACGCCCCGGTGCTGGTCGAGCTGTACCGGGTGCGCCTCGATCCGCTGGCCGAGCTGACGCTGATCAGCGAGGCGCTGTCGCCGCTGGCCCTGACCGGTGGCGTGCTGTTCGACGCCACCAAGGCGGCCGACGCCACCCTCGGCCAGTTCGGCCGCTACGTGTCGATGGTGTGAGTAATCCGGGAGATCGGAATGGCGTGAGGTCGAAAAAGCGATTTCGATTTCCAGATTTTTTAATCGAGGTTTAAGAATGGTACAGAAAGTCATACCGCCGAAACCGCGTCCGGCCGCCGCGCCGGATGAGCTCGCCGTCCTGTTCCCGGACCAGACGCTGACGATCGGCGGCGCGCGCATCACGGTGCGCGAGTTCCGCCACCTCGAGGGGCTGCAGGTGCTGGCCGCGGCGCGCCCGTTGCTGGACGATTTGTTCGCGGCGATCGAGTCGGAGGACGCCGCGGCGACGCCGGGCCGCGCGCTGACCGACGCGATCCAGCGGCACGCGCAGCTGTGGGTGGAACTCGAGGCGCGCGCCTGCGACCGCGACGTCGCTTGGGTCGCCGGCCTGCGCCAGGCGGACGCCGCCCGGCTCGATACCGCCTTCTGGAAGGCGAACGGTTTTTTTTTAACGAATCCGCGGCTGCTCGCGGCGGCGTTCGATTACCTGTTGGCGCGCGCGTCGCGTTCGGGGAACTCGTCCTCGAGCTCGTCGCCCTCGGGTTCGGACGCGACCACCGCGACCTCGCCCGGCGCTTCACCTGGCGCCAGCTCCGGTATTTCTGGGAGCTGAGCCAGCGCCGCCGCCGCCGGGCGCGGGCGGACGCGATCGAGGCGGCCACGGCGGGCGCGCGCGGCAAGGATCCGGCGGCGCTGATCCGGCAATTACGCCAGGACCGATAGCGGAGAACTGAGCCGTGGCAACCGACAAATCCGAACTTGCCCTCGTCATCCGCGCCGAGATCGACCGCGCGGTCAACGACATCCGCCGGTTCCGCGCCGAGACCGGCAAGGAACTCGGCCAGACCACGGCCGGCGCCGGCCAGGCGACGGCCGCGTTCGGCAAGCTGCGCAACCTCCTCGGCGTCATCGGCGTCGGGTTCTCCCTCACCCAGGTCATCGGCCAGATGCGCGCCGCGGTGCGCGAGGCCGCCGAGGCCGAGCGCGTCGAAGGCCGCCTGGCCGCGGTGCTGCAGGCCACCGGCCGCGCCGCCGATTTCAGCGCCGAACAACTGCTCCGGTTCGGTGACAACCTGGCCGCGACCACGCGCTTCACCGACGAGGAGGCCAAGGGCGCGATCACCACGCTGCTGACGTTCACGAACATCGCCGCCGGCGCGTTCGACGACACCCTGCGGGTGGCCGCCGATCTGGCGGCGGTGATGGAGACCGACCTGCGCGTGGCCGCCGAGACCCTGGGCAAGGTGATCACGAGCCCCGAGAAAGGCTTCGGGCTCCTGGGGCGCAAGGTGCAGGACCTGACGGATGCGCAGAAGGAACTGGTCAAGCAGATGCTGCGCACCGGCGACGTCGCCGGGGCGCAGGCGTTCATCCTGCGGGAACTGGAGGCGCGCGTCGGCGGCGCGGCGGCGGGTGAAAACACCGGCCTGTTCAAGGCCACGAACGACGTCAGCAAGGCGTGGGACGACATGCTCGAGGCGTTCGGGCGCACCCCGGCGGCGCGCCAGGGCACGATCGCCACGCTCGGAGCGATCACGTTCGCGCTGCGGGCGCTGGAAGGCCAGGCGGTCGACGCGCGCGAGGAGCTGGAGCGCACGCTCGGGTTGCGCGGCCCGCGGGCATTGACCCCGGAACAGGGCGGGCGCGGCCCGCGCACGGTGGACCGCGAGGCGTTCGCGCGCGCCATGGCCGAGGCCGGCGCGCCGGCGGTGCGGACCGCGCCGCCGGCGTCCGAGGAATTCAAGAAGGCGCTCGCCGATATCGAGCGGCGCACCGCGTTGCTCGGCAAGGAAACCGCAGCCGAGCAACTGCTGTTCGACCTCGAGCACGGCCGCTTTTCGATGCTGATCGAGAGCGAGCGCCGGGCGCTGCTGGCGGCGGCGCAGCGGTTCGACCTGCGGCGGACGCAGGTCGAGCGCGAGCGCGAGTTCACTGTTGCGGCCGAGGCCGACCTGCAGCGCCAGATCGCCGCCGAGGCCGAGCACAACCGCCTGCTGGAAGAGGAAGCCGACGCGCTGCGCGACCTGATCGACCCGACGCGGGCGCTGTTCGCGGAACTGGAGCGGATCAACCGGCTGCGCGCCCTGGGAAAGCTGTCGCAGGAGGAATTCATCGACGCCACGCTCGAGGCGCAGGGACGCCTCGAGGAGATCGGCCGGAGCGCCGGTAAAACCGCCGACGAGATGGAGGTGTTCTTCGACCAGATGCGGCGCAACCTGCAGACGGCGCTGGCGGACGAGATCTTCGATCTCATCAGCGGCAACTTCGACAACCTCGGCGAGAGTTTCGTGCGCATGCTGCGGCGCATGGCCGCTGAGCTCGCGGCCTCGCAGTTGCTGAAATTCCTGCAAACCAGCTTCGGGTTGCTGCCGACCCCGGCGCGGGTGGCGCACGCCGGCGGGGTCGTCGGCCACGCCGGGGCGACGCGGGCGGTGTCGCCGCTGTGGTTCGCGGCCGCGCCGCGGCTGCACGCCGGCGGCGTCGCCGGCCTGCGTCCGGGCGAGGTGCCGATCATCGCGCAGCGCGGCGAGGTGATACTGCCGGCGGATGCCCTGCACGGCGCCGCCGCGCCGCCGGTGCGGGTGGTGGTGGAGAACCGGGGCACGCCGATCGAGGCCACCGGCGCGCAGGTCACGCTCGATCCCGAGGCGATGGTGGTGCGCGTCGTCACCCAGGACCTGCAGCGCGGCGGACCGTTGTCGGGGGCCTTCAGCCGGCGCTTCGGCGGGCGGCGCTGATGGCCACGTTCCCGACCGGCGCGAAACTGAAACACGACCTGGTGCTGCGTCGCGATCCGGGCGTGCTCGAGACCGACACCGAGACCGGCCCGGCCAAGGTGGCGCGGATCCGGTCGCGGGTGATGCTGTGGCGCGAGGTGGAATACCTGTTCGGCTCGCTCGCCGATTACCAGGCGTTCATCGCCTGGTTCACGACCGATATCGAGCGCGGCGCGCTGTGGTTCGACTGGCCGGATCCGGCCGACGCCGACACCGTGAAGCCCGCGCGCATCCGCGGCGGGCTGCTCGAGGAGGAACGGCCGGACAAGCGGATGGACACCTGGAGCCTGAAATTCCAGATCGGGACGTGGGACGGATGACCTACACCAAGAAATTCAAGGAGACCACCGCCAGCACCGGCGCTCCCGAATGGCCGGTGCTGCTGCTCGAGATCGTGCATCCGGCGCTGGCCGAGCCGATCCGCCTGGCGCGCGATACGCTCGACCTGACGCACCTCGGCAACGTGTACACCGCGCTGCATTTCGACGCGGTGCCGCCGGAGGACCTGGAGGAAGGCGAGCCGCGCGCGCGGCTGTCGGTGGACAACGTGGGGCGCGAACTGACGCAGTGGCTCGAGGCCAGCGGCGGCGGGCGCGGCGCGACGGTGCGCATGATCCAGGTGCTGCGCTCGGACCCGGACACGGTCGAGTGGGACGTGACCCTGGACCTGACCGACGTGGGCGTGAACCTGCTGCGCGTCGATGGCAGCCTCGGGTTCGATTCGCTGGTGCACCTGCCGGCGGTGGCCTTGAGCTACCGTCCGGACACCGCGCCGGGGGTGTTCTGATGCACTGGTCGCAACGCTATGTCGGGCTGGCCTACGCGCAGGCCGATTGCGCGGCGTTGTTCGCGCGCGTGCAGCGCGAGGTGTTCGGGCGCGACGTGGCGCTGCCGAGCGAGCGCGCGGCCGGTATCCGCGGATTGTCGCGCCAGATCGACGCGCACCGGTTCGAATACGCCGTGCCGACCGCCACGCCGCGCGACGGCGACGGGGTGCTGATGATCGGGCGCGGCGCGATCAATCACATCGGCGTGTTTTGCCTGATCGACGGCCAGCCGTATGTGCTGCACGCGATGAAAAGCGCGCGTTATACGGTGCGCCATGCGGTGCGTGAATTGATCCATGCCGGGCTGCGCATCGAGGGTTATTACCGTTTGAAGGAGCCCGGCGCGTGACGGCCGCGGCCGCATTGACGGTCCGCCCGCGCCCGGCGCTGGTGCACCTGCCGCATCCGCTGCTGAGCGCCGGGCGGCGCGTGGTGTATTGCGCGTTCCGGCCGGGCGAGTCCATTAGCGCCTACCTGGAACGCCAGGGGATCCGCTTCGGCGCGCGCCCGGTGGTGCTCTACCTCGACGACGTCGCGATCCCGCGCGCGGCCTGGGCCGCGACCTTCCCGCGCACCGGGCAACTGATCGTGGTACGCGCGGCGCTCGCCGGCGGCGGCGACGGCGGCGACGGCAACAAGACCCTGCGCACCGTGCTGTCGATCGCGGTGCTGGTGTTCGCGCCGCAGTTCGGCCAATTTCTGCTGCCGGGTAACGCCGCGCTCGGCACCGCGCTCACGTTGGTTGGCGGCAGTCTGCTGGTCAACGCGCTCGCCCCGCTTCCGAACCCGCTGCGCCCGGGCGCGGATCCGCAGGACAGCCCGACGTATTCGCTCGCCGGGGCGTCGAACCGGTTGCGGCCGTATGAGCCGTTGCCGCTGCTGCTCGGCCGGCACCGGATGTTCCCGGACCTGGGCGCGCGGTTCTACACCGAGTTCCGCGGCGAGGATCAGTACCTGTACGCGCTGTTCCATTTCGGCTTGTCCGACGTCGTGCTGTCCGACATGAAAATCGGCAACACGCCGCTGTCCGAATTCCAGGACGTGGAGATCGAGGAGAGCGGGCCGGACGGGAAGATCGTCGGTTTTCCCGCCAACGTGGACAGCCTCGCCGGCGCCGCGCTCACGTTCGCCGCCGGCTTCATCGTGCGCACCTCGAGCGCGAACGCCACGGCGCTCGCCGTCGACATCGAGGCGCTGCTGTTCGCGTCCAACCCGGACGGCATCGGCCAGACGTTCACCTACCTGGAACTGGAATTCGCGCCCGCCGGGTCCGGGAGCTGGGCGCCGCTGATGGACGAGCCGGTGCTGCACGTGGCGCGCTGGCAGCCGGCGACGCGGTACGGTCCGGACGTGCGCATCGCGCCGACGGTGTTCAACGGGCATGTGTATCGCCAGGTGACGCTGGCCTTCGATCCGCAACGGGAAACCATCGACAAGGCGAGCTCCGTGAGCGGCGCCGTCGAGCCGATCTGGCCGACCTCTGCCTCCGCGACGATCGTGGACGCCGGCGCGACCCCGCCCACCACCTGGCAGGAGGACGGGACGGTCAGCGCGGCGTTGCAGTATTTTTTCAACAGCACCCGCAAGCCGATCCGGCGCACGTTCCGGCGCGCGGTGGCGTCCGGCCAGTACGACGTGCGCGTGCGCAAGGTCACCGACACGACCGACCCGCGCGTCACCAGCGAATTCGTCTGGTCGACGCTGCGCACCTACCAGCCGGACGCCGCCGACTACACCGGGCAAAAACGCGTCGGCCTGATCATCCGCGCGAGCGGGCAGTTGCAGGGCACGCTCGACCAGTTCAACGCTGTGGCCGAGGCGCGCGCGGCGGTGTGGACCAATCAGTCCACAGCATTGACCTTCGACGGCGTGGACGACCTGGTGGATTGCGGCAACGCCGCCTCGCTGCAATTGGGACTCGGCGATGCCTCGTTCGAGATCGTGTTCGTGCCGACCAAGAATAATATCCCCGGCGGCACGTCATCCATGATCGCCGAAAAGGGTGCCGACGTTGGGCGTTTTTGGATTTTGCAGTCCGGCGCGAATGATTTACAGGTCAACAGTTACTTCGGTGGCGCCAACGATTTTTATCTGACTGGACCGGTGGCGACGCTGGGCGAGCGTTATCACGTCGTCCTGACTTGCGATCGCGACGGTTTACAGCAGCTGTACATCAATGGCGTGCAGACCGCCAGCGTGAGCATGGCCGCGGCGGCGGCCGTGAACTGGGATGCGACATCCAATGTTAAGTTTGCCAGTGCGATGTTGCCCCAGCGCTGGGGCGGGCATGTGCTGCTGTATCGCGAGCTGCGGCGCGTGCTGAGCGCCGCCGAGGTCGCGGAACGCTACGCCGGGCATGTGAGCGATCCGACCGAGACGCGGCTCGATCTGCGCTTCGACGACGGCGCGGGTCTCACGGTCACGGATTACTCCGGCTTCCAGAACCACGGCGCGATCACCGGCGCGACCTGGGGCACGCCGAGCTGGACCAGCCCAACCTGGCTGCCGCGCAAAACCAGCAACCCCGCGTGGCTGTTCCTGTGGCTCGCGCGTGGAAAAAGGATTTCCGGGCGGCGCGCGTTCGGGGGCCTGCTGCCGGACAGCCGCATCGATCTCGACAACGTCAAGGACTTCGGCGCCTGGTGCGACGCCAAGACGCTCACGTTCAACGCCGTGCACGACCGCGACCTCGGCACCGGCGAGCTGCTGCACCTGATCGCGCACACGGGGCGCGGCGCCTCGACCTGGGCCAGCGGCCGGCTGGGCGTGGTGTGGGACGCGGAGAACCAGCCGGCGGTGGCGGTGTTCGGCCTGGGCAACATCAAGCGCAACTCGTTCGCGGTGCAATACCTCACCGGCAAGATCGCCGACGAGATCGTGGTGCGCTTCGTCAATCCCGCCAACGACTGGCTCGAAGAAACCGTGCGGCGCACGGTGCCGGGCGTGACCAATCCCGAGCGGCCGGTGGAGTACCCGTTGTTCGGCGCCACCAACGAGAACATGGCCGGGCGCGCGGCCAACCTGCTCGCGGCGCAGCAGGTGCACCGGCTGCGGCGGATCTCGTGGGAATGCGATCTCGAGGCCGCGCCGGTGCAGCGCGGCAACGTGGTGGTGCTGTCGCACGACCTGACGCAGTGGGGCTATAGCGGGCGGATCGTCGCGGGGCGGCTGGTGACGAACCGGCTGTTGCACACGGAGGCGTTCGACAATGCGGTTTGGTCCAAAGAATTAGGCTGTACGGTGACGCCGAATACCGATATCGCTCCGGACGGCACGCTCACCGCGGACACGATCAACTTTTCCGGCACGGACGACAACCGGGTCGAGCAAGTCACCGTGACGCCGGCGGCCGACGGGAGTTTCGCCTTTCCGATCTGGCTGAAAGGCACGCCGGGGGCGACGATCAACATCAACGTCGCGGACCAGGCCAGCGTGAATTTCGAAACGACCATCGTCCTCGGCGGTAATTTGACGCGCTATGACGTGAGCGGCGCCTTTCCCGCCGGCGCCACGGGTAATGTTCGGGCCATGATCATCCGGCGCAGCGGCAATACCGCCACCTCGTGCCAGGCGTGGGGCGCGATGGTCAACGATGGCCTGACGCCCGAGACCTACGTCCGCAATACGACGGCGATCGTGCCCAAGCTCGTCGCGCAACTCGACCGCCTGGTGCCGTTCTTCGAGGACCCGCTCAATCCCGGCCAGGCCGAACCGCAGTTCGCCGGCGTCGTGTTCCCGAACCAGTTCTACCAGGTGTTCGACGTCGCCCCGCAGCTCCCGGGCGAATACGACCAGATCGTGCTCGACGAGGCCTGGCCCGCGGACGACGGCACCGGCGGGACGCTCTATACCCCCGACACCGATCCGGGCCACCCGCCCTACGATTACAAATACGTGTTCGATCCCAAGGCGACGCCGGGCAAGCTCGTGAAGATCCTCGCGGTGCAGCCGCTGAACGAGCACTACGTGCGCCTGATCGCGACCGACGAGACGCCGGACTATTACGCCTCGGAGGACGATCCGTACGACTACACCCCGCCGTCGGATTTCACCGCGCAGATCCCGACGATCGTCAGCCTGGAGATCAGCGACACACTGATCGTGGTCGGCACCTCCTACGCCACGACCATCGCGCTGAATCTCACGATCGAGGGCCGTTTCGGGTCGGCCTCGATCGCGATGGCGCCGCAGGGTCAGCCGTTGCAGCCGGTCGGGCGCAGCTTCGAGCGCAGCTTCGAGTTCCAGGGGCCGGCGTCGGGCACGCTCGATATCGAGGTGATCGCGCGCGCGCCGGACGGGCGCGCCAAGGCCGCCGGGCGCAAGCGCGTCACCTACGACATCGTCGGCAAGGACCGCCGGCCGCAGGACGTGGCGTTCATCTCGGCCTCGCAGAACGGGCCGGTGGTGGTGATCGAATGGGGCCGGGTCGCCGACGTGGACGTGATCGAGTATCCGCTGCGCTACGGGATTGCCGGCATCGCCTGGGAAAACGCCACGGTGTTGCCGGCCGAGACCGCCGGCCGCGGCGTGACCACGGCGGCGCTGCCGCCCGGCGAGTGGGACCTGCTGATCAAGGCCAAGGATTCGAGCGGCCTGCTGAGCCTCACCGCCGCGCGCACGGGAATCTCGGTGGTGAACGAGCTCGACATCATCTTCCAGCACGAACAGGCGCCGGACTGGCTCGGCGTGCTCGACGGGTTCGTGCCGCACTGGACCGGCGTGCTGGTGCCGGAGTCCACCAAGGGCGCCGCCGCGCACACCAACGCGGAGCTGTTCGAGCAGTTCGTGCCGTACCCGGTGGCGGTGTGCCGCTACACCACGCCGGAGATCGACATCGGGTTCGACGACAACGTGCGCGTGTGGGCCCAGCTCGCCTCGGCCGTGGGGCGCGGACAGAATGACGCCGGCGACAAGCCGGCGCTCGAGATCGATTTCCGCCTGGCCGCCGGGTCCTACGACGGCTTCGAGCCGTGGAGCATCGGCGATCGCGAGTTCCGCTTTCTCAAGCAGCGCGCGGTCTACGCGCCGCAGGTCGGCGCCGTGCGAATGCTGACCGGGTTCATCGCCACGACCGACCTGCTCGAGGACACGATCGTGATGAAGGACCAGGTCATCGCGCCCGGCGGCAGCACGGTCGTGTACCCGCGCCAGTTCCACGTGGTGCCGGCGGTCGAGGTGGTTCCCAAGGGCGGAGACACGCGCATTGGCAAGCACCAGGACGACACCGCGACGCAGACGACGGCGCACCTGATGGACCTGAGCAATGTCAGTGCCGGCGGCGTTGCCGACGTGCATCTAACCGGAGTTTAACCGGGAGAATCCGCCATGACCGAGAAATTCCTGCAACCGGATTACACCAGCCAGAGCGGCACGGTTTACCCGCTGGCGATCGACGCCGCGATATCGGTGCTCGCGCGCCTGGGGGCGGCGTTTGCGCCGCATGCGCAGGACACGCCCGACATGACCGTGCGCGTGGACGCCGGTGTATTGTTCGATGGCGTGTTGTTGACGGAGGTGGCCGCTCAGAATAGCGGCACGATTACCGCACCGACGACCGATCCGCGCATTGACCGCGTGGTGATCGATCGATTGACCGGCGCGGTTTCGGTGATTGCCGGCGTCGAGGCGGCGAGTCCAGTGGCGCCGTCAATCACCGTCGGTAAAGTACCCATTTGCCGAGTGTTGTTGCAGACGAGTTCGATAGCAATCTCGAATTCGATGATCACGGATGAGCGAGCTTTGGCGGCGTTTTTGGCGCAAGACTTGCGCGCCTCTTGGTATCGCATCTTGCTCGATACATTCAACAGCCCAAACGTCACAATTAATGGCGCTGCGTTCTTCGCGCGCAACGGGGGCGAATGGATTATCTGCGGTGCTGCCGATGGCACCGATGCGTTGCTCTGGTATGCCTACGGCGATCCGCGACGCGGGTTCACGGAATACGTAAACCCTAAAAACATAGACCTCAACGCCATCGCGGTGGGCGGGAGCGGCGCTTACATTATGGTGGGAGCGGCGGATGGCACGGACGCTTATATTCTCGTAAGCGACGCCTTAAATGGAGCTGTTTCAGAGAAGGCGAATCCAAAGAATTTTGGACTCAACGATGTCGCGGCCAATGGCACCACCATAGTCGCGGTGGGCGTCGCGGACGGGACCGATGCTTACATGGTGAGATCCACCGACAACGGTGCGATCTGGGCCGAGGTTTCGAACCCGAAGAATTTTACTCTCAATAGTATTGCTTATTGCGGGAGCAACACCTGGGTTGCCGTGGGTGTCGCCGATGGAACCGATGCCTACATTATCAGATCGACCGATAACGGCGCGACTTGGAGTGAAATATCTAATCCAAAGAACATTGGATTATTGGGCGTGCGTTATTCGCCGGAATTGGCTCGCGTGGTGGCAACCGGGTTTCACGATGGCATTGACACCTACTGCCTCACCAGTGACGACGCTGGCGCGACGTGGA